ATCCTCCTCTTAATGCAGTAATAATTAACGCTGGAGAAGTTGAAGATTATTATACTTTTTTAGTCGCTCAATCTTTTATTACTGAAGAAAGAAAAACGGAATTGCAGCTTGGAATTTTAACGAGTTAAATCTTTATAATTTTAGGCTCCTCAATGAATTGGAATAGAAGAATGACTGACAACAAAAATGAAGACGGTAGTGGAGATGCTTATCATTTTAATATCACTCAACAAAATGTCCGAGACATTGGAGAAATTAAAACGGATATTGCTGGATTAAAAATAGGAATGGATGGATTAGGAAAAGAGCAATCAGCAGGGTTTGCAAATCAAAGCCAAAATCTAAACAGAGTTAGTCAACAGCTTTCTCTTTTATCAACTCCTAAAGAAGATAATTGGGTTGCAATTGGAAGTTTAATAATTGGAGTTGTTGTTGTCTTCGGAAGTATTTTTGGTTTTTTATTCTATGCACAGTCGAACACTACGCAGGAAGCCCTGTTGTCAATGCAAAGGGAAAGCGATCTTAGGCAAGAAAATTTGTCGCGTCATGTTTTTAGAATGGAAGATGAAATAATAGATCGAAATTCAAAACAAGATAATTTAAACATGGAATTCATTCAGAGAAAATGAATATTCTATTAATAGCGAGAATTGTTGTTATAGCTGTTTCTTTTTCTTTAGGGGCAAAAATTTCTTCTATGTATTATGGGAGCAAAATTGCAAATAAAGAAAAAGCGATCGCCGAGTCAATTTTAAAAAGCGAAAAAGCAAATAGAGAAATTGAGCGTCTGGGTTTTGCGCTTGCTGACAGCGTAGTTCTTTTAGACATTGAAAGAAGCAGAGAAGCAAAAATTGTTGAAATTGAAGTTATAAAAAAGGTAATAGAATATGTTCAAGATCCTGACTCTGGCAAGTGTGATATTCCTGCTTCCTTCGTGCGTATCCACAACAGCGCAACAGGATTGTCCCCGAATTCCGAATCCTCCAGCGAAATTAATGCAGGAGCCAAAAGAATTACAGACGTTGACCTTTTGCCAGTCGTCACGGGAAACTACGCGACTTGTATAGACGTTAGAAATCAACTTCTGTCTTTACAGGATTGGGTAAAAGGATTAAAAAAATTAGGAAGCGTAGATGAGTGATTTTATTTCTACTCTTTACACTAAACATAAATTCGCTAGACGTTTTGTTTTGCATTGGTCGCAAGCAATTGTGACGTTTATTGTTTGGATGACCTATGTAAAATTTGATCAAATAGAAAGACCTCAAGCAACTGTAATAGTTGCTTTAATAACAGTTTTTGAATTGTCTATTGTTTTTTATAATTGGAATAGACAAAAGGACTCCGACAATGAATAAATATAGCGCAACAAGTGTTTCAAGATTAAGAACTTGCCATGAACAACTTCAGATCCTATTTCGTGAAGTTTTAAAAGAAGATGATCATACAATTATTTGCGGGCACAGAGACCAAGAAGAACAAAGTAAAGTCTATCCAGAATTTTCTTCTGTGCAATGGCCGGACAGTAAACACAATAGATTCCCAAGTCAAGCTGTTGATGCTGGTCCGTATACTAAAATTTCAGGATTAGATTGGAGCGACTCCGGAGCTTTTTATATTTTTGTCGGAAAAGTAATTGCTAAACATAGACAACTCGTTAAAGCAGGAATTCTAAGTTTTGATCTGCGGTGCGGAGCAGATTGGAACGGTGACGGAAGGACTAAAGATCAAAGCTTTAATGATCTTCCACACTTTGAAGGTTCCAATTTTAAAACAGTGGAGGTGGTTCATGATATGTGGATTTATTAAAAAAATACGGGACTGGCGACCCAGCCCTGCTCGTCTACAGTCCCCGCAGAACTATGTGGGAAAAAACGGTATCGAGCGGGACTGGCAAAAATTTGTTGACGACTTTCCGTGTTGGGCTTGGGGAATGTCGCCGCATTTCATTCGCCTGGTAACAGACTGGCGACTCACTCACAACTTTCTAAACGTTCTTGTCGAAGCGGGAGAGATTCAAGATTCAGGTGACTATGACGCGACCTGGGTTTGGGGGCACCTGTTGGGAGTGCCCCTTGTTGGGTATTTTCTATATTCCCTCGCGGCGATGCTTATCCCGTAAGACGGGGACCTTAGTTTTTACAGGAGCTCCTGTGTCGCGTTTTAAGCGATTGTACGATTGGACCCATGTAAGTATTAGGGGTTGGGGGTGAAAAGTCGCCTAATAGCGATTAAGAGCGCCTAAGAAGGTATATAACTATGAAAGGAACCCGTTATGGCCGTAAGTAAGAAACCCGCGAAGGGAAAAGCGAAAGTTAAGATCACAGCGTCCGGCAAAAAGGTCAGCTATGGTCAGTCCGGAAAGTCTAGTGATGGGAAGTCTCGTGTTCGTCCGGGGACTGCAAAAGGGGACGCCTACTGTGCAAGAAGTCTCGGCATTAAAAAGGGACTAAGCGAAGCAAAGCAGAATGACCCCAACACCCCGAACAATCTATCTAGGAAAGCTTGGAAGTGTTCGGGCGCAAAGTCTAGAAAGTAACCGTTAGATTCACAAGGTTGTTAGATAGTAGGCGAAACAGCGCAGGAGGATCATTCCGACTGCAACAACAGTTGCCCCCAGAGCAAGAGCACTTAGAATTAGAGGAACTGAAGGCGGGGATTCAGTTAAACTCGGCAAAGTCTTATCTTGGTAATTCTTAACATCTTTTCCTACTGACATAATGTTTCTCCTAGGTTAAAAAGCTGAGGCGCTTAGAGCGCCTGTTTGAGCCAGTGTAATTCATTATAGGTTAACATCCAAGCGGTATACTTTGCCTTAGCGATGCCAGCACCGAATCCTTGAGCCTCCATAATAGGTCGTGTATGGTTTAGGGTTTCTTCGTTGCGGATAAAGAGTCGCACTCCGCGAGTGTTAGGGTTTAGGTACACTGTGCCCTGCAGAGTGTTGAACTTGACATACTTACCTGATAGACCCAGTTGGAAGTTGCTAAAGTTATAATCGTCTAACAGCGTCTTGAGCAGTGCACGAGCCGGCGCTTGAACGTCGCGTACAGGACTTGGGGCTGCAGGGCGCGGCGTAGGTACTGCGACAGGTGCAACAGGTGCAACAGGTGCGACAGGTGCGACAGGTGCGACAGGTGCGTCTTCTACAATGCGCCAGGCCTGGACAACTCTGTGTTGACGTCCCTGTGTCCAGTCGCAGACTTCGCCGTCTACGATAGCAAGTAAGTGACCGCGAACTTTAACTAGGAATTTACCTTTGCGAAGAATGCGAGCCGCAGACTTAACAGTCTTGCCGCCGCTGTCGCGAAGATCGCTAGTGATGTCGACCATGTTTAGGTTAAGGTTGTTACGACCGAAAGGCTCCCACTTGGATTGATATGTGCCACAACCTTTTTTGCGTACACCGTGCACAATCATTTGGTGGTTTACTTCGTCAAAGTTTTTGTTAGCTACAACCGCGAAGGCTAGAGGAACGCAGAAGCCTTTGTCGTTTGCTGCGCGGGCTTGATCGGCGAGGGCTTGGTAGGTGTTGTTCATTTTCTTGTACCTGTTTAGTTCGTTTTTGGTTTTTGTGTTGCTTGAGACGAACTATGGGGTCAATCGGAGACCCTGTAAACCCCCCTAAGTGAAAATAGTTAAATTATTTTACCCCCTAAATAGGGGGTTTACTTTGTATAGTTGTAGACCCCATAATGGTCCTGGTGCCCGAGGTTTAGGGGGGGGGTATATTATTTGCGGTAGCGTGGGCCGATCCAACTTTCTACCGCGAGGGGCAAGCCTGTGGCCCACTCCGGAACGAAAAGCATATACTCTTCAAGCATTTCTAAATACTCATCCGCCTGAGCAGTGTTGACCTCCAACATGGTTTCGTCGTGCGTATGAGCCACAACCGGAAAGTCGTCAGCAACAAGAGCGCGAATAGTTTCGCGAAGTAGATCTCCGCAAGCGGCCTGAGTAATGTTTTCTGCAAGAAGTCCGCCGTACAGTCCGCGCCGTGTCCATTCTTTTGCGCCGGCTTTTGGTTTCACCGTAGCGTTTAAAGAAGTCAATGAATACTTTTCCCATTTTGAATCCCACTCCAATCTACAGTCCGTGTAGGAAAGTAAACGGTCAGACGGTAGCTTAATCCATAACGTGCCGCCGCAGAGATGTTCATGGAAGTAAAAACTAACGCGACCCGATTCAAAAACTGTACCGGGTTTGTCAACTGCTTTCATCGCTTGCTTTTCCAAGTCGTACCAGAACGCTACAATGCCGGGATTTACTTTTCGCCAGTCGTGTACGATTTTGTTGACTTCATGAGCCGGAAGGTCAACCCCGTAGTTTGCTCCCATTACTAAAAACGATCCGGCGGCTCCTTGGTAACCTAAGGCAAGCTCGGCAACTTTTCCGACCTGGCGACGTGGGTCTTTTTTTTCTGTAATTTTTTCGCGATAGATATCAGAAGCTGTCGCTAGGTAAACACATTCGTTCCGACGAAAGATTTCTAGCTTTTCTTCGCAGCGCGAATCTAAAGTTAACCAAGGTAGGGCACGACCTTCGATAGCACTCCAGTCCGAGCAGACAAAAGTCTTACCTTCTTCCGCCATAAGAGCTGGACGGAGTAGTCGTTTCATCGCTAGCATAGGTGAGTCTGGCAGTTCTCCGGTTTCAATAAACTTTTGAATGACAGGCTCCGGATTTTTATAGGTGTCGCGGGAGAAGTTGTGCAGCTGGAGACGTCTAGCGGAATATCGACCCGTGGCGGGTGCACCACTGCAGATATAAGATCCTCGTACGCGATCATCGGCCTGTACACCTTTCAGCATTGCGTTAAATTTCGCCACAGAGCCGCTGCCAACGGACTCCGCTAGTTCAACGACTTCGCGACTTAATCCCGTTAGTCCTTCGTAGTCCATTAAAAGCTCGCGAGCGTTTCTGTCCAGGGTTGTTTTATTAGTGAACTTTCCTGTGTCCCCGTCTTTCACCTGCTTTGTCATCATACGTTGGCCTTTTTCATCCATACGATTAAAGACCCAGGCGGTAAGTTTAGCCCCTCGCGGTTTTAGTACCGCGCCATCCGTCAACTTCGTTATTTGTTCCTCAGCGTCTTCTGCAATAGCGTCAGCCAGGCCTACCGCCTTTCTTGCAAGGGCTCGATCTATTTTTACGCCGCGGTCATTTACAACTTCACTCGCCCAATAATCTAGCATTTCATTATCGGAAGGCATTCTGCAAATGAGTGAAATGTTCCGCTCAGTTTCTACATCTTGCCTACAGTAGTCGTTGAACTCCGTAAGCAGTTCAGGCGTTTCATCGAAGTTACCTTCGTCGTCGCAGGGCTTAGATAAAGTTCGGATGAGGAACTTGCCGCGTTCATCTTTTTGCGCTTTAGTATGTAAAGCTCGACCCGCGTCTGCCAAGCTTGCTGGAAGGTTATTAACTGCCGCCTGGTACATGGTGCAGAACCAACGCTCGAGCGGGACAACAGGAGTGTCGTACTTTACAGTAGAAACATTGTTAAAAATTAGTCGTTCAAACTGAGCATTGTGAGCAGCAAAGAAAAAATTGGAATTAAGCATGAGATTTAACAGTTCCTGCGGACAGGGTTCAAGCCAGGGTATCCAGTTAAAAATGTCGCTGTCGCCGACTGCCCAGTTCACAAACAGAATATCTGTAAAGTTTGGATCAGCGTAGAGATAAACTCCCCGTTCGTTTAAGTCTACAAAAGACCTAGTTTCAATATCAATATGAACTAAGTTTTGGTGAGTTATACGGGCCATAAATTTATTCCTTTGTCAGCGCGATGTTGCCAAGTGTTTGCTGGATGCACCTGCTCCCAAAGTTTTCTTGAGGCCCCAGGATATGGATTCGCGAAGACGACCCGACTTGCTCCCGTGTTCATAAGAAGTTTCGCGCAGTGTATACAAGGTTCGTGAGTACAGTATACAGTTCCAATCTCGTTCGTGTTTTTACACTGAAGAAGCGCATTTTGTTCCGCATGAGTTGCCATGCATTTTTCAAGTGATTTACCTGACGGAGCATTAACGCCGGCACAGGGCACGTCCCAGCAGTGTGCAATACCCTGGGGGACGCCATTGTATCCAGTCGAAAGAACATGGTTATGCGAATCCACAAGAACACATCCAACCGCACGACGTTGACAGGTTGCACGGGAAGAAACAAGGGCTGCCATTTTTAAAAAGTAAACGTCACGAGAAGGTCGCATTAATTTCGTCCTTTAAGGTTGGACTGAGCCGACTTATTAAATCTAGATTAGGTCCTACTCCGTCAAAGAGTCCCCAGTATTCCCAAAGCGCTAACTCCTTTATGAACTGGTCTTGATTAAACTTTTTGCCAAGGTAGTGGACAGTGCGGCCTTTTGCTCGGAGAGTTGTTTCGATAACTATATCTCGCGCTGGATCATACGCCCAAGCATGGTGGATCGGAAAAGCCATGTCTTCAGTCACAATAAAACCTTCTACATACAAAAGAGAAGAAGTGTCTAAGACGAGTTTGCCCGCGTTCACAAAACACTCTTTAGGAGTGCAGAGTTCTGGAAGGGGTTCAGCTTTAGTAGTTTCACAGTCAGCGATTTCTAAAATGCAGCGGGGAATGAGTTGTCCCCCGGCTGCTCCTAACTTAGTAAAGGCGTCAACTTGATCTTGTAGAAGTGTTCTCAACATGGCCTGACCCTCGTAGAGAAAAGTTAAGCGGCCCCGGAGAGCCGCGAGAGTTTTAAGCTGCTTTTTTTAGACCTACGATTTGGTCTAGGGATTCAACTAACTGAGTGGAGCGACGATTAAGCTCTGCGTGATTGTACTGGTTAGCCGCGCGTTGACCAACGGGCTTGAACGCTTGGGTCACAGAGTTAAACACGGACCAGGCAGTATAGTCGCCGTCCGATTGATGCTCGCCAAAGCTAGGTTCTATCCACTCGCCAAGCGCAGTTTGCATCTGTTGCAAGTTTATTACTTCGCGGCGGAAAAGGTCTACGATAACAGCGTCTCCAGCCTGACTGGTTTTAACGTTGTGGTTTTTGTACGCTTCAATGCGGGTAACATTCGTTTGGACAATTTTATCAATTTCGCCAACGACACTGGTGATCATGACTGGCAGCCGCTCCATCACGTTAGTTGTTTGACGAGTTTTAAGGTTGCCCATGTCGCCGTCAAAGCAAAGGTTAGAACACACCATGACGCGAGTGCCGATGCAGATACCGCGGGGAACAATTTTGTCGTGACTACCACGCAGGCCAACGATTAAGTCTGTGCCCGTACCTGGCAGGAAGGTGTCGACGTTTTTTGGACGGATTTGCATCGCGCCAAAAAAGCGCTGCGAGTTATTAGTGAGCTGAAACTCTTCGCTAACAATTGTAGCGCCACGCCCAATAAGGCTATCCGTAACCATGTCAATATAGTCACCGAAAGGGACTGGACGATGCCAAGGTCCGTTTGCTTCTGGAGTGTCAAGCTGTGAAAGTTCTTGACGAGTGATGTTGCCTGTGCCGTAAAGTAATCCCATCTTAAGTGCCCTCCGGGGCTGTCTAGTGTTTGTGGTTAGATTGTCGGTCTTTTGACCTTGAATGAATTATGGGTTAAGAAGGATTAGGTGTAAACCCCTTTAACGAATTATTTTCCCCCGTTTTTAACTCCTGGGGCAGTCTTCTATATTCGTTTTCTATAAACAGTCGAAGCAGACCCGTGAGCGAGGTTTCGTAATGCTCCGCGATCTGCATCAACTTTTTTTTCTCCTCGCCCGTTAATTGAGTTCTAAGGTTTTGTCTATGCATTACGCAACATCCTTTTCAATTACACTGCGGTCATCGTAGTCGTGCGGCATCCCGTAGTTTTCCGCACAGACTGGACCGTACGACAATGCAATACTGACACCGTGAGTTAAGGTGCGCGAGCAGAAGGAGCAGTGGCCTGTCTTGCGACCATAGGCCTTTGCAGCTTCAACAATGTCTACGGTAATCGCTGCCAGGTTGTCTCGTACTTTTTGAGTGCAGTCGTTGCTAGGAAGGAAAGCCCCTTCGGGCGTGATCTTGCCATAGTAAGTCGCTTCCCAGTCTTTACCTGCTTTGACATAAATACAGCCTGGATTTTTGCTGGAATCTTTAGCGCGAGTAAAGCAGAAACCCTCGACCAACATCTTAGGCGCTTTGATGCCGTTACGATGTGCGGTGTCTAGTTTTACTTTAATAGGTTGAACATTCAGCGCCTGATTAGCAGGCCCTTTCACGCCGCCGTTTTCCATTACCGTGCGGTACACTAGACGGGCGTGTTCCACTTGCAAAATGTCGGAGCTGACAGGTTCCGCACTGTCCAACTTTATAATATGAACACAGGTTTGATCGTCCTGACCGGGAACGCTCGAGGTCTGAAATCCCCACTGGTACTCGGCGTCGTGAAGGTAGTGAATTGTTGACATGGTGTAGCTCCTTTGGTTTTTGGTTTTGGGTTGAACTTGTGATCACTATGGGGTCTGAAAGCTTATCTGTAAACCCCCCTAGGCTAAAATAGATGAAATTAATTTTCACCCAAAAAGCCTGCACAGGGCAGGCTGGGTGAATGGAGGGTTTGACCTAGACGTGGTTGCTGACCCACTGGACTGCGGCGCGTATTATTTTTTCTGGAGTGGCCAGTTCGTCAACGTAAAGTGACTCGCCGTCGTCGTCGTTCATGTGCAGTCTAAATCCAGCGCCTGCAGGCTTGCCTTCCTGCTGTCCTCCTTTAATGTTGTAAAACATCTGCTCGCCTTCGCCGATGCGAAAAGTGTAGTCGTACATTTGGAAGTAACCGTCTTTAACTTCTACGTCGACTGACTCGCCTGACCAGTTGCCGCGGTTAATGTTTTTGAAGATGCCGTTGATGGTGTTGCCTGTGATTGCTTGGAATTTCATTTTGTAGTGCCTCTTGGTTTTAGTTTTGGGTTGAACTTGTGATCACTATGGGGTCTGAAAGCTTATCTGTAAACCCCCCTAGGCTAAAATAACTGAAATTAATTTTCGGCTAAGATGCGATACCTCATCGGTCTCCCTAGCGCCTGCCAGTCTGCGGCTTTGCCCGCGTAGTAGGCCGTATACGCCACGATAGGATCTAACCCTTGGTATTCAACAGGCATACACTGCGGCATTTCCGTGAGTGCCCCGCGTGGCACTCCTGGAGGAACTACGGCGAGGGGTATTGATTGCTCTCGTATTGTCTTGTGGATCTTTCCGAATCGCCGAGTATACTCTTGGCCCAGTGCTACCATGTGAAGGTGTAGCCATTCATAGTTAGCGTGAGTAGAACGGGCCCAAATAGCGGAAGGGTGATTCTCGTGGGTTTTTTTGTAAGTTGCCGTGCTGCCGCAGAGGTGGTGGGCGGTAGATAGCATCTGAGCTGATTCGAGAATCATTTTAATAACGTGCTGGTCGCACATTATGGCGGCAGCTTTTTTTGGATTGGGATCTAGATAGAAAATGTTCATTAGATAGTTCCTAAGGCTTAGTGGATTACAGTTTAGACCGCAGCTTACAAGCCGCGGTTTTTACGGTACTCGTACACCGCATCGAGGAAAGCGGTTTGGTTCGCTTCTTTGCCTGCGAGGTTAGCCATGACAGCTTCGTCGATAGTGTCTTCTGCAATGATACGATGGATAAAGACAGTCTGTTCTTGCCCTTGGCGGTGCAAGCGCTTCATGGCTTGTAAGTATCGCTCGCCAGACCAAGTAAGTGTCGCCCAAATCATGTGACGCCCGCCGGACTGGAGGTTAAGACCGTGGGACGCTGACTGAGGCTGAACTAGTAGGACGGGAGTGTTGCCTGCGTTCCACTCGTCAGTGACTGCTTGAAGTTGCTTGCCGGACATACCGCCTTTAATAACCGGCGCATCGGGGAAAGCTTTTTGCAGACGCTGGAGTTCGTGCTTGAATTCGTACATGACCATGACGGGCTCATCGCCGCACTGTTCAACAGTTTCAACGACTGCCTCAGTCTTAACATCGTGCACCTGCTTAATAGAACGAACACCAGGTTCAGGCTCGTAGTAGAAACCGCCAGAAGCGATTTGACGAAGTTTACCAGCAGCGACCGCAGCGTTCGCCGCTTCGATAATTCCATCATCTAGCATTGAAAAGTAGTTTGCTTCTACATCGTTGTACATCTTGCGAACTTTTTCTGGCAGCTGGACATTGATATCTTGAATGATCATCTCCGGGAGTTCTAAGTACATCTCAGCAGACATCCGCTTAACAAGAGGCGCGGTTCGCTTTGTAATTTCCTCGTCCGCGCCAGGCTTTAGGATCCAGCTATAAACATTGAAAGGATCTGATTCCCAAAAAAGATTGCGGTGAGTTTGCATATTGCGACCTAAAGCTGCTCCTTGATCTAGAACAAAAAACTGACCGTAAAGATCAAGCATACTGTTTGGAGCGGGAGTACCTGTGAGCAGAACTTTTCGTTCAAAGTGTTGGAGTAAAACTTTTAGATGACGGAAGCGCTTAGTCCTTGTGTCCTTAATAGCTGTAGACTCGTCAAGGACTAACATATCAAACGGCGACTCTTCAGTGCTTTTCATTTGCTCGCGAAACCACTTAAGACCATCGTAGTTCATAAGAACTATGTCAGCGTCCGACTCTGCAATCGTATTAAAATTAGTTTGCTTATTTTTACCGTGTAGAGTCATAAACTTGAGATGACTAAAGTTGTCCCACTTAGCCGCTTCCTGCTTCCAAACTCCGTGGATAACACGAAGAGGGGCCATAATCAAAACCTTGTTAACTTTGCCCGCAGCTTTCAGCTTAACAATCGCGTCCAGAGTCGTAGCAGTTTTGCCGATGCCTGCATCCAGAAAAAGACCGGAGTTAAGATTGTCCTGGACGAATTGGCTAGCCTCGTTCTGGTAGTTGTGGGGAGTAAAAGTTTTCATGATATAGCCTCGGGTTTTTTGGTTTTGTTTAACTTGGGAGAAGTATGGGGTCAAAGAGGAGATCTGTAAACCCCTCTTTTAAAAAAAGATCTGATTTATTCCCATCCCCTCCCCTAAACATTGGGGACCAGGACCATTATGGGGTCTACGGCTGGGAAAAGTAAACCCTTAATTCTGCGGGGCCTGCAGCTTCTAAACACACCTTTTCCGCGTCTATTGCACTGCGGCAGACGTGCACCTGAAAGCCCAACGCGCGGAGGCGAGTGTGACGATGTTCTTGCAGGGGTGTGACTTTTCCTTTCAGTGTTTTAAACTCAATAAAAATTGCGACGTTGTTTGGGAGGCAGATTAGCCGATCCGGCCAACCGCGAGAACTTCTGCCTGTGTCGAGTTTAATTGTTTCCCAGCCGTGTTTTTTAATTCGTCGCTGCCAACTTTGTTCAATATCTTTTTCTAGCATAAGCACCTCAAAAGTTAAAAGCTACTGGGAAAGATGAACGCCGAGGAGTTCACCTTTTTCCATCATAGTTTTTAGTTGACGGTTCATAGTAGCGCGAGCGGTTTTTTCCGTAATACCTGGCGGAACACCTAACAAGTCCCACACCTGTTGGGTTAAAGATTTCCTAGACCAAAAACGACGACGGCGGCCAAGACGTTTTACCGTCCGACGAACCGCTTCGCCCCTGTCAATTACTGGACCATGACCAAGGTCCGTGTTTTCCATATTAATAAAAACTGAATCCGTAGGTTTAATGTTGTCCGGGATAGTGCTAAAAGTTTCTATCGTAAAACTTCCGCCGGCCGCGATTAAGGCTTTTACGTCTCCGGGTGTTAATTCTATATTCTGATTCATAAGAACTCCTAAAGTTCGTCGAGGTTATCACTGTCGAAACAGTGAAGGGAGGTGATGTGCATGATAAGCCTTCCAGGTACGACAGCTTGAACGGACGGGTCCTCGCTAACGGACTTCATCTCTTTAATTACCCAAAGCAAGAGTCGGCTAGTCAAGTAGACATCATCGCGAAAATGCCTAACGAAGTCGCATGAGCGCATAGGGTACATCACGTCTAGTCGACCTTGGCGGCAGATAAAGTGATACCCAAGTGAACAAGGCACCCGTTCGCTTTTTGCTGCGGCCATTAAATCTTCCGGATGAAAAATTGGCAGGTACGCTTGACGGGTAGTTAAATCCTTCGCTAGTAGTTTTACAACTGTTCCCAGATCTCCGTAGTCATGACGGATGCCGCGGTGAGGCCGCATTCTTAAATTAACTAAGTTGCTAGCTTCAATAGCTCCACCTAAAGTCTGGCCGGCGTATTGGGGCCAGTACCTTTCAGCATACGAATGATTGAACTGGAAACCCGTATGTTCGGAAGCACTTGCCGGATACCGCCACTCCTTGTAAGTCTTGCCCGGGTTAATAGGTTGGCCACTGACCCGTTCCTGTTCAAAGTGGTTATCGGCCCAAGGTAGAAACGGTTCAACTTCTTGCTGCAAAAGCCCCAAGTCGTCAGGCACGTCGTATTGAACTGTAGAGTGAAGCAACTCCTTCATCCGCAGAGCGTTTGGATTAGTGTTAACGCCTTGCCATTTGTAAGTTGTAACAGTCGGCGCAGAAAGGAGTTCCATCCGCAAGGTGTTAAACGTGTATTCGAACGGAAAGGTCATTCTGTTTCCTCGAAATTCATTGTGATTTGAGCTGTGTCCCGGATAGTGCACTTTTCTCGAAGCCAACAAACTTCACAGGCCCGGTCTTGGTTTTTGCCGTACCCGCCGAGGTCGCGACAGATCGTCTGTTTGGCTTCGCTAACGATGGGCGGGGTGTAGTGGTGTTTGGTATGGACAAGTTTTGTTTCTACTCCGTTGTAATAATCTGCGATCTGCTGCGCGATAAAAGTAGCCCATTGAACGGGCATACCTTTTCCGGTCTGTCGGGTCATGTTGCCGTTTCGCATCGCGTTCCAACTACCGTCTTCTTCCAACTTCGTGCCGTACAAAATAAAATCATCCGGGAAACCCTGAATCCGCAAACGCTCTCGCAGACTGTAAGGCAGACCCGTCCAAGGATTGAATGAACCTACGCCGCCGTTTAGAGTGTTTACACCGCCGTCTTTTTTTCCTTTGTATACGCCGATCTTTACTTTCTGCGTTCCGTCTGCTGCCCAGTACGGCCACACTTGAGCCTCTCGCATATCGTTTAAGACATAATCACTAACTTCACTCCAAAGAAGTTTGCGATCAAACTCTCCGTGAATTGGGGAACGAAAGCCCGTCGCAACAATGTTTGTGACGTGCGGGTCATGGTTTGGAATTGTGCCCTCCTTACCTTGTAGGTCTCCGATCACGTCACGAGTTGTAGGAATATGATCAACCTCGCCCGGGAAAGGAACGAAGTCTAAATCTTTGTGCACACCAATAAAAAAGGTTCGAGTGCGACACCGCTGCGGGTTTCCGTATCGTGCATTGTCTACGGGGAAAGGATAGATGTAGTAATCCGGAAACTCTTCAATCCACCGTTCTGGCGGTATCGCTTTTAAACTCGGGGCTAGGTTATCTAATACGAAAATTTTAGGAAAAGTCATAGCTAGATGTTCAAAGACCCAGGGAAAGTCGCCGACGTCTAGCTGCCGTTCTTTCCAGTTTTTGCCACTGAATGAAAGAGTGGAACCGTTGCCGCATTCGTTGTGAAGCATAGCAAGATCAGCGCCTTTCATTTGCGCTTGTATCTCTGCCTCGAGTTCTGCAAAGGTGTTTCGAATTGGAGCGCCGTCAAAGTATTCTTCAAAGGTGTTCTTTTCGCCTTCCTGCAAAGCGCCTACGCGATAATAAGGTCTAGGCTCTATGTTGCCTACGATGTCGAAGCCCGCACGTCTAGCGCCAATAAGGAGGGTACCAACGCCGCTAATAAGACCAATCGCTTTTAATTTGTTTTTATTTGACATGGTTTTTCCTTTTTTAATTGCTGAGAATATTTCTAAGAGCAGGTTCCGGTCCTGTCCAGTCTTTAGGTTTAATAACATCAAGAGAGGAACCCCGTTTGGACTCACTAGCATCCGCCGCACGGACTTTGCTCATGTTAGCTGATTGGACTACAGCCATACCGGCGTTCCACTGCTTTGGGGAAATATTCATCATTAATGCCGTGCCGTGAGCAACATACACTAGATCAAGCAAAGCGTCGAAACATCCAACGAGATCCCCGTTTTCCTGTGCGAGGTGAAACTCATTTAACTCCTCTTGTAAAAAGTCGTGTCTGAATTCAAAGTCGTTATCATTTAGTAACTGCGACTCGTTGTCGCCCACGTTTAAATCAAATTTTTCATGGAACGCTCGTACCAGTTCAATGCTCATATATTTTTCCTCCAGATTTCTTGGATGCGACGGCGGTAAGGAATACCCCCTTCAATCACGTCCTTGGTTTTTAAAGGGTGTTTATCCCTGTCCCGAATATGCCTCGGCACTAGATCGCAAAAATACATTTTTAAGGCCTGCTTTTCTGTGCGGCTGTGGTATGGCAAAGCTAGGGCACACTGCACGACCTTGGGAGCTAGGAACGGAGAACGAAGTTCAATAGTCTGATTCATCATAATTGCGTCAAGCCGCGGCAGGTGGTAGTGAGGAAGTTCAACAAAGGTGTCACTATGCTGCGAATCATATTCTTTAGCGCGACGATACCCACCAAACAGTTCGTCCGCACCATCTCCCGATAGGACTACTTTAACGCCCGCACTTTTCAGTGCACAGGCTAGAGCGTATTGTGGTTGAACACTACCGAGGTCGACTGGAATGTCTGCGGCTATAATTGCATCGGACAATGAAACGGAGGATAGACTTACCGTATGAATAGAATCTGTAGGGAATCTATGTCGCAGTAAATCGAACGCGGCGGAGTCCGGTCCGTCATCAGCAATATGGAACACTTGAATATCCGGTTTAACTTCTTGAGCGAGCAGTGTGATGATCGTACTGTCCAGCCCGCCACTGCATAGAGTAGCTACGGGAACGTCTGACATTCTAACTCGACGCTCAACAGCTTCACGGAGCACGATGTCCAAGGAAAAAAACTGAGCCTCTGTCCCGATGTCCCAGTATTTTTTTGCCTCGATTAACTTGCCGCGATGAAAGGTTAGAAAAGTCCCCGGCGGGATTCGCCGCACGTTTCTTAGAGGTGTTCTGCCAGACGGATCATATCCCCACTTAGTAGCAGTAGAAAAAAACTGCTCATCTAGTTTATAGTTGGACTCAGTAGCAGCACGAATCGCGTTTAACTCAGAAGCGATAATCCCGTTTTCTAAATCGTAGTAAAGAGGTTTAATGCCCAGGTGGTCTGTTTGTGCATACATGAAGTCGCCGCGAGTGTAGGCCATAGCAAAAAACCCGTCGAATGTTTTTGCAATCTCCGGACCTTCAGTAGTAACCGCAGTCAATGCGGCCTCTGCATCATTTTCACCTGGTAAGTTAAATACCTCGCCAGCAAAGACCCCGGACTCGCTGTTAATTCTCATGGGTTGATTAAACTTAGTCGCTAGACCCTGTATTGGAAGTCGAGTGTGACAGAAAGTATATGGGCCATGAGTAATAGTGTTTTCAGTCGTTATATAACCGCGGTGGCGAATCGCTTGGAGCGCCCGATCCTGTTGTGTAGAAGAAGAGGGTTTAGTAAAAACGACTAATCCACACATGGGAAGTCCTCTTCGGATAAAACAATTTGCGACTGGTAAAGTCTGCGCATAAGTTTCTTTGCAGTTTGATCAACCCGCCAGTTATAGTAAAAAACTTCTAGACCGAGATCATCTTCCAAGTAAGCTATTCGCTCATGGTAGAGTTCGCGGATTAGTTGTGCTTTTTCCTGTACTCCTGCAAGGAGTTGGGGGGACTTGTGAGCTTTCGCAGTCTCGCAGACTGCTGGCTCATCGTTGTCCACAAAAATAATAAGGGGGTCAACTTCTTGCAAGAAGTCACTATAGAAGTTCCAGTCAACTTGAGCTTGGCGATCAAACGCTGTACTGTATATCGGATCATCAACCGCACAACATCGATCAAGCAGACCAGGAGGGGAGATTGCAAAGGATAAAAGTCGCAGGGCCGCATCGGAAGCGGATTCAATAGGACCGCCTTCATGACCAAGATAGTGAAGACTGAAAGGTGGAGATATTAGGTTAGAAATTAGTTGGGACTTGCCCATGCCATCTGCACCTGTCACGACTGTTTTCTTTAGTAGTTCGAATGACATTTTATTTCCTTTTAAAGAACGAGCACTGTACCGTGAAACCCTTTAGGGGTAAACCTTTTTTCTGTTAGTCCCCTAGTTTTTTTCCCGCATCTCTGCGGCTTTTTCGTGCAGTGTCCCATGGTCTTAACGCGCGGTTGAATCGTGCGTCAACTGCATCCCTATGACCCCAATCGAAATCGTCCATGGTTCCAACCCAAACTGTTTTTTCATATTCAGTCTTAGCAGTTTTCAGACCCAGCTTTTCTACGCGATCCATACCGTGTTCGTATCCGCGAGTGTAGCCGTTAACTTGTCTCCGATGTTTCCAGTCCTTAATAAAGTTCCCGCACCATTCTAAAAAAAGATTCACAATAGTTTGCTCCTTATAAATCCGTACTCGATTAAATCAACTTTGGGTAAGTCCGGCAGACTCCACCCGTTTTCTAACCACTCCTCCACCGTGTAACAGTCGTCCTTGCAACAACTACTAGAGGTTTCGTAACCTACTCGCCGCACGGGAGCGCCCCAAAACGACTCGTGGTCAACAGTTTCAGTTTCAGTGGATTCGCATACTTTGTCACACTTGCCGCATACCCAATAAGTCTCGGCCATTATCCTTTCTCCTTTCTGAGTGAGTCTTTCCTAAAAGGTCTAAAGCCCCAGTCCGTCCAGTGATGCCAAAGGCGCTGGACAACTGTTGGTCTATCCGTTAGTATGCGTTCGCTCGTATCTGTTTCAAACTGCTTGAGTAGTTTCACCAACTGGCTCAAAGAAATACATTCATATTTAATTAGGTGCATCGGATCATCGAAAATATAGGTGTTGAATCGCTGCTTGGCAACTGACTTTTCCGCCTCCGCCATTGTATGGTAGCATCCTCGAAACCGGACCCCTTCAGTGTCCAGGACAATATTGTATTCGTCTCGTTCAATCATATTTTCACTTCTTTGCGTTGAACTAAAAGAGAAGCTTTTCGTTCGTGCAGGGTTTCAAGTTGTTGTTCCAGAAACTTAGCGCTGGGAGTAAATGCGGCAAGCTCGTTAAGGGAAGCCGCTTTGACTTCGATCTCTTTATCTAAGTCTTTAATCTGGAAGTCTAGCGTGACGACAGCGGAGAGAAGTTTCATTCGTTTGTTCATAGTCTGTCTCTTTTTAGTTTTAGTTAAGTTTTAAGAAGTATGGGGTCTAGACGACTAAGTGTAAACCCCCTTTAGCCGCTGCAACTGTTTGAGTCTGAAGCCGCACCGCACCTATGCCCGCAAAAGCGACGGTGGTAGCAAGGAGGGCGGTGAGGATTATTGACTTCATGCTTTTTTGCTCTGTTTCGTTTAACTTGGGAGAATTATGGGGCCAGATCAGATCTTTGTAAACCCCCCTACTGGAAATAAATTAATTTTTTACTATTAAAAAAGGCGCCGGAGCGCCTTAGGTGTGCAGGACTTAAGGACTTATCGACTTAGGCGTTCTTCAATTAGGTCTACGGCAAGGTCAATAAGGTTAGTTAGTGTTTGACGCGACTCCTCATCGATCATCCAGTCTTGTATGTGACCGCCCAACTCGTCAAGTGCCATTTCATTGTTTTCTTCGATTGACTCAGTGATAACACGGATTGCGTCGTTAGTAGTTCGGACATCGCTCATTTGGTTTGACATGATCTTTTCCTTTTTGTGGTTTTAGTTAACTTGGGAGAATTATGGGGTCAGATCAGATCTTTGTAAACCCCCCTACTGAAAATAAATTAATCTTTTTTGACCCCCCCCACCCCCTATTTTGACCCCCCCCCCCTAAAATTTTCCGGTAGCTTTATTGTAAACCCCTACCCGGGGGTAATGTAAACCCCCCTAATAGAAATAAAAAAGGCCCCGTAGGGCCTCTGTGAATGGAGCGACTGTTTTAAGCCGCGGCTTTGGCTCGCAGGTTAGCGCAGAATTCCAGCACTGCTTTCCTGTCTGCTTCATTGTCAGGGAAGGAGACACTGGTACGAGTCATTGCGACACCTGAAACCTTTTTCGCTTTTTTAGGTGCAGGCTTCGCCTTGCTAACAGGGAGGTTCAGTTTGCCTTTCGCTGGACGAGTAATATATCCGCTTTCTTCTAAGGCTTTTAAAACGTCACTGTGAGGCCGCTGATTATTTTTAAGGAACATTGATACCTGTCCGTTGTTTACATCCTCGCCGCCGTTAGCCCCAACCGCGTTTTTAATTGCTTCAAGTGCAGCCTTTTGTGAATTAGTAAGATTTGCCATGATACTTCTCCTGATTAAGTTTTAAATTTTACCCCCTGTGGGGCTTCACCCAAAAAGCCTGCACGAGGCAGGCGTAGGGTAGAGCACCCTGGACTAGGATGCCGCGTAGCGAGCATCCTCTCGGACCTTAAACATCTCCCAAGCGACTTTTACATTGCGTGGAGTGCAGCGTAAACCGAACTCTTTCATAAGTTTTCTTTCTGTGCTGTGAATAAATTCTTTGCTGGACATCGCGTCTACGGGAGTCACACCGTTTTGCTGCAGGGCATACCACTCTTCTACGCTAAAGTTTTTAACAATAAAGTTGACCCAGCTTTTCCAGGGCTTGCTACCGTATTTGAATCGAGCAACGAATATGGGAGCAGCAGTTCTAACACGACTAGGGTGAGTGTTTTTAGTAGCAATGTAGTAATAACCTGCATCGCCTTGGTCACCGGAATAAACTAAGTACATCCCGTCCCAAATAAAGTTGTCTTTGTTAAAAGGTGTGCTTTTCATGATCGTTTCCTTTTTTGGTTTTAAGTTGTTGTTGAACTTGTGATCATCATGGGGTATGCTTTCTGATCCGTAAACCCCCCTAAGTGAAAATAGTTCCGGGTTTGTTCCAGTCGGGTGCGTCCCCTCCCCCCCAAAACATCGGGCGCCAGTACCATTTTATTATATAACCCCGACCTTTGTAAACCCCCTAATTTTTAAACAAAAAAAGACCCGCCGGAGCGGGCCTACCCAACCACAGGGACTTTTATGCGCGTCGACGCCGGCGAGGAGGCTTCTCCTCCGGCTCTGCACTATCTTTTGCAGGCTCAGGATTAACTTCCTTTGCCTTCGCCTTCTTTTCCACTGCTTTAGGTTTAACTCCTTCCGGTTCATGTTGGCCATCAGCATTCATCCAATCAACAACATCGAAAATAGGATTACCAAGCTCGCCCCAAGTCGCGTGACTGTAAGTGCTAAAGCTTAACTCTACAACCGGCACAAAATAACCGTTGTGGTCTTCCTCGAGTCTGTCTGCTAGTTTGCCAGCCAGGTCTTGTACCGCGGTAACTCCGCCGTAGGAATTAACACGAAAGCGCAACGGCTCACTCTTAAACTCTCCGTCAAGAATTTGAAGATCAACCTGATACTGCCGGTTAGTTTCTCCCTGTGCTTCCCAATCAGCGGGTTGTTCCGGTAGATCTGCTGTAATAGGAACCATAATTTCATCTACAAAAGATGAGTTGTTGCCGCCCGTCCAGCAGCAGATGCCGTGAACAAACGAACCAGGATTTACTGCCAGAGTTTCATCACCTAGTCGTTCACCGTCTTTACCAAAGACCCATTTCTGAGTGCGGCTAACAAACTTTAGCAACTCGCGACCATCAAGGCTTTCAACAAAACGATTAGAGGTGTCGCGGTCAAGACTAGAACGTCTTAGGCTTGATGCGATGTCTTTAGTAGGCATTTGACCGGCTGAGTCACCGGCGAACAATTCTAAATCTTTACTCATTTTCTTTTCCTCATTTCTAATTTCTAATCAGACTTTAAAGTGGCGTCTGGAAACCACAAAAACTATTGTATACCGGTTGACAAAAAAGTAAACAACAATGTATTGAATCGAAACTTCATTTATGGTTGTTCTACTTTGGTAGATCCTTTAGTGCAGCGAACTGACCCGCATTTAAGTCAATCCGTTTATCAGTCATAGGCGCGACTGTATGACCGGAAGAACGTCTCGCAATCAGTGTTTCCGGGATCGGGGTTTTTTTTCCAATTAGTTTTTCCATTTGCGCGGGCGTCACAAACTTCACTACGTTGTATTGAGTAGCTTTAATTTTTTCTTTCTTAGCGAAAGCCTTTGCCGCGTCCTCATCGACCCAAACTCTATTCGCGCGTCTTTCAACTAACTTCCAGCCAGGTACTTTAACATTCTTGTCGAGTAGTCCTTGCACCTTAGAACGAATAGCAGAAGCAAATGATTCTAGAGCTGACGCTTGGTCCATCCAGTATGCCAAATCATCGACTTCTTTTTTGCTTAGTGAATTCTTTTCAGGAATAGTAAAGTCCAAAGCTACCGCAGCCTGTGCTCGTTTTTTAGGACAAACAAATTCAAGCGGACACCACTGGCAATACTTTCCCATATTGCAAAGACTATCACTAAGAGCCTCGTAGGCCGCTGTCCAGGAGTTGGTATGGCTGCCATTGTCTATTCCCTGCTTGGATATACGGGTTAGACTTTCGGCTTTCTCTACAGCGTCGCAGAGCGTGTCGGCATACTCTTCAAGTCGCTCCGGGGTTGTTTTCCAGGTGTCGATTAAATTGTCGCTTGCGGGTTGGATGATCGACATTTCAACGTGGGTGCAATTACCATATTCCTCCGGAAAAGTAGTGCGAGCTGCGTCTGCGTAAAATAACAGTTGGGGATTTTCTTCAACGGGCACAACTTGCCGGCCAAACTTATAATCAAGAACGCCTAATACATATCCGCATCTTAGTAGAATATCACAAGTGCCGTAAGCCTCATGGTGGTCCAAGTCTGTGCCCAAGTTAAATTTTACATGGCGCTCAAAGTGTACTTCGCACAACTCGCCGATTTCTTCTTCAAGGTCGTCACAGTAGTTATCCAATGCGCGGCTGGCATCGAGTGCCCGGTCAATGCGGTCCTGTGTCATTTCAATATTATCTCGGGTTTTTCCTAACTCTCCTTCTATGGAATCAATTTCGTCTTGGTAGTAGGCTTCCATTAGGTTGTGTAAAGCCGTTCCTTCTAGTGCAGCATCATTCTGACTTGTTTCAACTGGCGCTCGATCCAGGTTTGCTAAAAACCAAGGACACTGAATTATCCGGCCGGATACACTGCCGCCGATTTTTGCGTGTTGGATTGGCATTTTCTATTCCTCGTTTTTAATTTTTGAGCGTCCAATATAATCCGTCAATGGTTAACTGTAAACAACAATGTATTGATGGGAAAGTTCGAAAAACTTAAAAAGGGTTTACACAAATCCGTTGAATAGTTACTATCACTATCCCCAACCACACATCGATAAAAATGGATTTAAGAATGTCGGAAACTCAGGCCAGCACAGAATCAAAAGTCTTCAAAGAAGAATTTCTTCAGGTCATTTTTAAAGGCTTACACAAAAAACCATTAGAACAAGAACACATCGCAGTCTGTCCCACTCGCCGCAGCACCCAACTTAGTTCAGAACAACGACTTACTTCTCAAAACTTTTTCTGTGTTAGCACAGTAAATGGAGAAACAGTTACAAAAGTAAATCAAACAACCGGTGAAGAATATACTTACCCCGGCCGAACAAGAAAAAATCTAGTCGCGGCCTATTGTTTCGTTCTTGATGATATAGGAACAAAAGCAAAAGCTCCAGAAGTTGTTCCGCACTGGGTAATAGAAACGAGTCCTGGTAATGAGCAGTGGGGTTATATAATACACGATGAAGACATGAGCCATCTGCCAACTTTGGAATTCTATGAGGCTTGTATTAGTGCACTGATCTCCGCAGGTTATTCAGATCCCGGGGCGATAGGTGCTTATCGAATTATGCGGCTACCAGGAAGTCGGAAAGAAGCAGGCGGTCACAAGGCTATTTGCACACAATGGCGACCTGATATGGATCGCTACGATTTAGACGCTCTTATGAAAGCGCTTAGAATTGAGCCGCTATTTTCCGAACGGAAAGCCGCGGCACAGATCGCCAATGAGGAGGATACTGATATGTCCTTCGCTAAGTGGGTCGCAGGTTTAACCGGGGAATATATGTTCTTGGGCACAATGTCCCGCCAGGTGCGAGACCTACTTCTTATCCTAAAAGATATTCCATCCGATGTCGAATATAGTGATTGGTTAAAAATCGGTATGGCTCTTAAGACTTTACCGAATGAACAGTTTGGGTATAGGGTATTTTATAAATGGTCCGCGCAGGGTCAAAAGTTTAATCCAGATGAATGGCCGGACAAATGGGAATCTTTTACGAAAGGGGATACATCCCGCGACGTTGGTCTTACAACTATTTTCTACATAGGTAAAAAGCTAGGAATCGATCCGCCGACAGTTGACCTACCGGAAGCCAGCGAACTGTTTCGCGAAATGAATAATCGTGCAATGTTTGTTTCCGAAGGTAAAGGTTCCCGGGTCGTTGTCTTGCCAGGTCTTTTGGATAAGATGGTGACGCCGGACATTAAATGGGAATGGCATAGTCTGCACAACTTCCGAGACGACTTCGGCACATTGCGGACCATGCCCATAGACCCTACAGATCCACCGCAAGGAAAAGTTCCACAAAGATGGATCGATCATTCTTACCGGCGTAGATACAGTGGAGTTCAGTTAGCAGCACCTCCAAATGAACCTAATGCTAATCAGCTCAACCTATGGCAGGGCTTCGCAGTTGAAGCCGCTGACGGACCTATCCCTCTTTTTTTAAAACATATCACGGAAGTGTTGGGCGCAGAGAGTGAGGAGTGCGGCGAATATCTAATGCGCTTTTTTGCTTGGGCCATACAGAATCCAGGCAGTGTGCCGGGTGTTATGCTCGTACTGAAAGGTGGCCGCGGTGTTGGGAAGAGTATGGTGAGTGACGCCTTCCGTACCATATTTGGCGCTCACGGCGTTTTAATTGATCATGATGATGGTTTAACGGGGCGGTTTAATAAACAGCTAGAAGGCGCTTTATGGGTGAGCTTGGAAGAAGCAGGTTGGGCAGGAGATAAAAAAGGACAGGGAAAACTTAAATCTTTAATCACTAGTAAAACAGTAATGATTGAGCCTAAGGGTGTGGACCCCTACCAGGTAGCAAATGGCGCCAAGTTTCTGTTAACTACTAATCATGATTGGGCGGTGCCCGCAGCGGGCGACGAAAGGCGCTTCGCGGTGTTCGAAGTCGGTGATCAATATAAGCAGGATCGAAAATACTTTGGCCCACTTCGCCAAGAAATAAAAAAAGGTTTGGGAGACATCCTCGGTCACTTTTTAAGTTATAAGCTGCCAGACGGTTGGCATCCTGGTGATCACATCCCGCAGACTTTAGCTTTAGAAAGTCAGCAGGACCAAAGTGCAGTCGTATCGGAATCCTATGTTCGCGCGTTCCTTGCGGCCGAACTTGCTAAAGCGGACCCATTTCATGATCGCTTGCGAATGGACCAGCGACTCCATGCAGATCCATACGGAGAAGGGTTAATTAAGAGAGATGAGGAAGTCCCTGTCGTAAGTGAAAATGATCGGGCGGTGTACTGGATTCCTCAGTCTTGGCTTAATCATGAAGTGCAGGAGTTCGTAAGAAGAACGAATCACTATGTGACGCTGACCCCGCACATGGTAACTAAGCAAATGAAACATTTACTTCCCGAAATTGGTAAGCCAAGACAGATACGCGGCGAAGTTGTAAGAGGTTGGAGACTGCCGAAAGCAGAAACAGTTAGAGAGTTTCTGGGAATTGCAGAAGATGAATAGTGTTTAGCAACTGAAAAAAAAGTCGAAATAATATGAAACATGAATCGGAAAAAGAAACTTTAAAAAATATGATTCAACTCTTTAAAAAAGATGAAATTTGTAAGCTACTGATTCTACAAAGAAAACAGTTTAAAATTCATGTTTCATGTTTTCAACTGAAAAAGAATTTACCTCCCGGATGTGCGAGCGTGTGGGTATAAGAATATATATTAACTTGAATTAAGATGAAAAGATGAATCAAAGAAAGGAAAAAGACTGTAAAACAAAGGGTTTAAAGCCGCTTCGACTTTTGGCAGTGAGCAGCATGGAAAGTTGAATCGTTAAAAAGACTCGAATACAAGCGTATTTTTCACCGTTGATAGATACATTCAGCGTCAACGGTGATAGGATTCACGAATGAATTTTTAATTTTATAAGGAATAACTCAGATGCCCAAAGGTCAAGTCAAGTTTAGTATCCGACAGTCGGAGTATGACAACGAGGAAGTTGAAAAGTTTCTCGAGGGGTCGAAATATGCTGATCACACTAAGCAGTTTATTCGAATGGTTCTAGTAGAGAAAAAAACTTTGCAAGAAGCAGGGGACGCGCACGGAGTGTCTCGTCAACTCGTTTATAAACGATGTCGGGATGTGCTTGAACGACTCGGAGTTGATCTACGAATACCTGCTAACGAGAAGTGATACCCATTGACAAGCCACGATCATAATATTAAAACGTTCGACGAATGGATGGAATCATAATGAAAAAGATATGGATTGATGATTGGAGAGTTGTTGCCGCAATGTTGTTGGTTGTCCTCGCACCACTATCCCTGATCGGATGTGAGCAAGGATCTGGTTCTGAGGTGGATGCTGGTCGATGTCGGGATGTGCTTGAACGACTCGGAGTTGATCTACGAATACCTGCTAATGAGAAGTGATATTGTTCTCCGCTGGAGTCTTGAGTACACTAGCCAGAGACTCATCGAGGAAAACACATGGCGACAAAACGTCGACGCCGAGAAACGCCGGAGGAACAGTTACCCCCTTTCAACAGGGAACAGGTTCGAGCTGCGGCTCAATCTGGTGCTCCTCTCGAACGAATTGCGGTAGCAATGGGCGTCGACTATCCTAAGCTTAAAAAAATCCATAAGGAACTTTTTAATTCTGATTATGATCGTGGCTTGTCAATGGGTGTGCAGAATGTTTTCACCGGGGTTAATCAAGCCGCGGTGGAAGGCGACATGAAAGCCGCTCAGATGTTTTTGGACTATACAGGTATTCAGCCTGTGTCTACGACAACCGGATCAAGTAGCAAAAGCAATGGAGAACAACGACGCCGACGACTAATCGTAGAGACTGTTGAGTTGGAACTCGACGAGGATGAATAACACCCTCCCAGTTCTCGTAGAGGAGGACGAAGACACTTACCGACTAGCAAGGTTAACCGGTCCACAGTCTTCGTTTTACAAAGCTAAAGAAAAATACCCATTGTTCGTTGGCGGCTTCGGTAGTGGCAAGTCGACAACAATGTCTGTCAGTGCAGCTACAGACCTCATTAACTATCCAGGAGCCAACATCGGAGCTTATGCGCCGACGTATGACCTCCTCAAGCTTATCACGGAGCCGTTTATTATACAGCGGCTCCACGACGCTGACTTGCGATTTACACTTAACAAGTCGGACCATATTTTCTATGTTAGTGATTCTGGAATCGGCGACATCTACTGCCGCAGTTTATCTAACCCCGAACGAATTATTGGTTACGAAGTTTTCCGTTCCCATGTTGATGAACTAGACACCTTGCGAGAACTACAAGCGGAGGCAGCTTGGAACGCGGTCATAGCTAGGAACAGACAAAAAATTTACATCTTCGATCAAAATGATCAGCGCATTCTCCGCACTGATTGGCAGGAGGTAAAATCTAAAGCCAAAAGAGGCGAGGAAGTTGAACTATATCAGACTGAGCTTAATCGGGTCTCAGCGTATACGACGCCAGAAGGATTCAGGTTTGCCCACAAGCGCTGGGTGAAAGAAGGGAATGCAGATTACGGGATTTATCGAGCCAGTACATACTCCAACCCTCACTTGCCCGAAGGATACATTGATGGACTTCTTAGTTCATATCCCGATCAGTTGATTCGAGCGTATCTCCGTGGCGAGTTCGTTAACTTAAACTCTAGCAATGTCTATAAAGGATTTAACCGTATCGACAGTCACAGCGACATTTCTGCTCCGTTTGAAGGTGAAGTCGTGCACATCGGAATGGATTTTAACGTAGAGGTTGGCGCTTCGGTCGCTCATGTTATTCGGGACGAGCAACCTGTCGCCATCAGCGAAGTGTTTAACGCTTATGACACCGAAGCGCAGATCGCCGCATGGGATGAACGGTATCCGAACAACCCTATTCACTGTTACCCTGACGCAAGTGGTAACAAGCGAAGCAGTTCAAACAGTTCACCTACAAGGACAGACTTGGCTATGCTAACGAAGGCTGGATACGTTATGAAAAATGATTTTTCTAACCCGCTTATCCGTGATAGGGTCAACTGTATGAACGCTCAGTTCTGCAATGGTAAGCAGGTCCGAAGTTACAAAGTAAATACCGAGCAGTGTCCGCAGTATACGGACGCTCTCGAGCAGATTGTTTGGGATGACAATGGCATCCCGGATAAAAGTTCAGGACTAGACCATATCACCGAGGCGGGTGGATATTTTATTGCGAAGAGGTTTCCCATTATCCGCGTTAGTGCTGGGTATGGTGCCGCCGCTTCCGTTCGAAGGAGAATATAATGAGTAAGACCGGAGTTGAAACGGAACATAAACAGTTCAGTCGCCGAAAGTTTGAATGGCGAACAGTTAGGGAATCGATCGAAGGATCGGATACAGTTAAAAGAGGGAATGTTGTTTATCTCCCAATGCCTGCGGGCTTCGAGGTTAATGACACCTCGCCGTCAGTTAGCTACCCGCACACAATATCAGCTATTGATAACTTAATAGACCAATATGACCAAACGACTGCTCCTTGGTGGCATCCGAATCCCGCTTACCGCGCCTATCTTCAGCGAGCAAGGTTTCCTGAAATTACTCTAAACACTCTTCGAGGTTTAATTGGTGTTGCGACTAAGGCTAATCCTGAAATGGAACTGCCAACGTCTATGGCGTATTTAGAAACAGCAGCGACGAAAAAAGGTTCTAATCTAAAGGATCTTTTTGTCCAAATGCTGATAGCTACTTTGTCAGGAGGTAGGTGTGCTCTAGCTGTTGATATTGATCCAGTCACAAACGAAGCTCGACTCGTTTTGTATAAAACCCAAAATATTACGAATTGGCGAGTTAATGAAATGTCGGGCGCCACTCAAATGGTTGTCTTAAAAGAATGCGTTGAAATTCCCGGCGACGATGGTTTTTGTTGTGATGATGAGGACGTTTTCTATGTTTACCGACAGTATCCAGCGTTAGTTACTTCGACGAATGAAGATACCGGAGCTGAGGAAACAAACGTCCACAGAGACCTTGCGGGAAAAGTTGTTCTAGAAAAATACATGAATGACATTCTAATCAGTCAGACAATCCCGCAGCTACAAGGCACGGAGTTTGAAACCGTGCCCGTTATACCTATTGGGTCACTAGAGAATGAGTTTACACCTGGTCCGGTACCGTTAGCGTCGATTACTGAAATCGCTTTATCTATCTATCGTAAAGACGCTGATCTGTCTCAGGCTCAGTATATGACTTGCAATCCTATTTTTACTATTACGGGCGCAGAGGCAGAGCAATTACCTGTCGCCTTTGGCTCCACAGTGGCGCTCGTTTTAGAAAACCCCCAAGCGAAAGCTTTTTTTCCCGCTACTGACACAGGAGCGTTGGATCATGTCGGGCGTTCAATCGTTCAACTGTTTGACGAAGCCGCTAAGTATGGAGCTACACTATTAGGACCAAGTCAGACCAGTGCAGAAGCAACGGACACGGTAAAAATTCGGCAGAGTCAGCAAGGTGCAACACTGATTGGAGTTGTGAACAATATTATTCGCGGAATTAATGATGCTTTGAAAGTTGTAGCACAGATCGAAGGTGCGGACCCGGAACTGGTTAGTTTTAATATGTCAACGGACTTCGCTGAAACTGTTCTCGACGCTCCGATGGCGTTAGCCCTTATGCAACTTTGGCAGAACGGTTTATATTCAAAAGAATCCTTTATTAAAATTCTTATTGAAAATGGTTTAATCGATAGCGCCCAGGAAGTAGAAGATGAACTTGCTAGAATTTTTAACGAAGCACCTTCTTCCTCTCCAGACATGGGTGAGTTCGCTGATGATAATGATGATCCAACACTTCAGGATGACTAATGACCAAGCAGGCAGAGGTCACTGAGGACTACACTAGACGGACACTGACGCTCCTCCGTGCAGCTGAAGGTGAAGCAGTAGATATGTCCAAGCGGATTCGTAAAATTCATTCAGCGATCTTACAGGACGTAGACGTCGCATTCGCAGGAGGTTCTCGCACTCGGCGCAAGTTAGAAAGTTTGCAGACCCGAGTTACCAAACGTCTGAAAAAATTTTACAAGAAAGACTGGCCAACGGAACTACTTGAAATTGAATCCGAAGCGATTACTGCGGAACTAGCATGGACCCAAAACAATCTAGCGATCGCGTCTACTGAATCCATTGTCGCCGCTCGTGCTGCGAATGTTGTAAAGTCCGCAAGGAAAAGAACCTATCAGGGTCACACTTTTGCTTACCATACGAAAAAAGCTTTCGGCGCTCAATCTCTCAGGATTAACAAACAACTAGAAAGAGGGTATATTGGCGGTAAGAATGTCCAGGAGATGACACGAGGACTAAAAGGAACATTAGGCAAAGCTAACGCTGATGTCCGAACGATTACTCGTAGTTACTTCATGCACAATGCAACAGAGGCAAAGAATGCAGTTTTTCAACGGAACCCGGAACTCGTTGAAGCGATTATTTGGATCAGTACACTGGATGGGAGAACGACGCCAAACATCTGCGGCATCCGGGACGGACTTGAATACACTCTAGGGCATGAAGCTATTGAACATGGGATTAGTTGGGACGCAGGACCGGGACGAATTCATTGGAACTGTCGATCCTCCAGTGCACCGCGGCTTGCGGGCATCGATCCAGGGCAGTCGGAAAGGCCTGCCATTGGTCCCGGGAAAAAATATGTTCGCGGGGATAACACGACCAGCACGGGTAAAGTTAGAAAAAATACTAAAAAACTAAGAGAAGAGGGAATAATAAAAGTTCAACAAAAAACCTCTCGAACTCACTATGAAGGTTGGCTAAGAGAACAATCTAAAAAGAACATTGATTTCGCGTCTGATGTTCTAGGAAGTAAAAAAGCAGCACAGGCGTTTCGCGACGGGAAAGTCACCCTGGCGCAACTCGGAGCGCAAAGTCCAGTGACTAATCCTCTTGCGAGAGGCAAAATATAAACAGGTGATATTATGAAACGAAAAAACTTAATGGGTCACACAAGCCTAGCCGCCATTTATAGCATGGCAGATGATACAGGCGAAGGGGAAGGCGGCGGAGGAGGACAAGCTCTTGCGGACATTCAGTCAGCAATTGATTCCGCAGTATCCGCCGCGACTGCCCCGCTTCAAGGTTTGTCAACTAAGAACACGGAACTTATGAGCGAACTAAAAGACGCTCGGAGGTCTTTAAAAGCGTTCGAAGGAGTTGACGTTGAAGGACTTCTTGCACTTCAAAAAACAGTTGAAGGGGATGAAGTTCTTAAGCTCGCTGCCGCGGGCGACCACACTGGCGCTATTGAAAAAGCAACGGAACGACTTCAGGTAACTCACCAGTCTGAGATGACGACTATAAATGAACAGATGGCATCTCTAAGACTAGAAGCGGAAACAAATACGAACCTAGTGCAATCCCTTTTAATCGATGGCGGTGCCCAGCAGTCTTTTATGGAAGTTGGCGGTCGACAAACAGCGCTTGAAGATGTTGCCGCTCGCGCACGAAAAGAATGGAGAGTTGAAGACGGGGAACCCGTCGCACGAGATGAGAACGGGCTTATTCGTGCAGGTGCGAAAGGACCACTCACTATGTCTGAGTGGGCAGCTAATCTTAAGGAAATCGCTCCACACCTTTTTCCAAACAGCGAAGGCGGGGACTTGGGTGGCGGGGATAGCGGCGCGGAAGGGAGCAACTCTTTGGAAGCTCAGATTCTTGCAGCTACTAACTCCGGCGATTTTAGTAAGCTCCGGGAGTTAAGAAAAGTGCGGGATTCTAGAGTTTCCCGATAGAATCCTGTGTCACCCCGCTTTAGGTTAAAACTCTAAAGCGGCAGTTTTTTAAGGGACTTATAAAAATGGCTAAACAAAACTATTCACCGGAATACCAAAAAGCTGCGAAGACGTCCGCGGTCTTAAGGCGTCATGAAACCGCTAAAAAAAGAACAAAAAAGAAACGGGAAGAACGTGCAAGGGTTGAAACAAAAAGAAGTCGCGGGGATTAAAACCGCAAAAAAGTCCGGGGATCTTTTTTTAAATAGGATTGCACACGAATTCTAAGTGAGATAGATTCTACATATCCGGTCAAGGAAACAGACGATCTGTTGAGCATTTCGTCGAAAGCATGAACCACGGGAGGTTGAGCCGAACGTCGGGGATTCTTTTAACCGGTTATCCTTCGGGACTGAGCAGAGCAGAGCCGAGCCCAGTAAATTTGAACTCAAACAATAACGTTGAGTCCTTTTTTATTGTGGCTATAGGCCAAAAGGACTTAACCCAGATAGGGGAATTCCTTAATGGCAAATGCATGGACCCAAGTCCAGTGGATCGCTTCCGAAGCTCTAACATACCTGGATGATGCACTTGTCATCACTCAGTTAGCAGCTCGGGACAAAACTGAAGACTTTAATACTAAGCCCAACGGCTATTCAATCGGTAGTTCTGTTGAAATCAAAAACAATCCCGTATACGAAGCAAAAGATTTCGCTGGGACGATTAGTAGTCAGAACATTCGCAGTAGTTCACGATCCATGACTATAGAGAAGCATTTCGATGTGTCTGTGCAGGTCACGGCTAAAGAAAAGCGGATGGATATGTGCAACTTTGCACAGGAAGTTATTCTTCCTGCGGCTTATGCGCTTGCTGAAAAATGCGATCGTTATGTCGGCACAAAAATCCTAGAAGGAGCTGGTCTATACACTTCCGCTTCTGTTTTGGGTACCGCTGCTGATATGGCTTTAGCTAAAAAAGAAGCAACCTATCAACAACTCTCGCCAACTGGTCGTTTTTGTATGCTAAACGATTCCACAGAAGCGAGACTCCTAGGCCTTCCTTACTTTAATACTTATGACAACCGAGGCGAATCGGGCGAGCGAGTATTTAATGATGGTGCACTAGGACGAGCTATGGGGATGGGCTTCTTTTCTTCTCTAAACTTTCCTAGTCTTTCATGGACTGCGGGCAACGGTGCTGGAGCAACTAAAACTTCTCCCTCAGCTACAGAAAACCTGGTCGGGCTTAAAGTCCTAACTTTGCAGGCTGCCGCAACTGGAACCTTCAAAGCGGGTGATCATATTAAAATTGCTGGAATGCGACGTCCTCTGCGAGTGGTAGCGGATCAAACTACTCCCGCCGCGATTAACTTAGTAGATCCAATTAGCGAATTGGTTCCTGCAGGTGCAGCGGTTACAGTCGTCAGTTCCGGAAATGATGTTGTGATTGCTGGAGCAATTTTTGATGATCGTTCACTAGCAGTTGCTTCGCCAATGCTGGACCCTGCGTCTGATAAGCCGTCGTTTACTGCGAGCAATAACGGATACTCTATTCGTGTTGTTCAAGGGTACGACATGGACACTAAAACCGAAACAGTGTCTCTTGATCTGCTCATCGGTGCGAAGTCTTACGACCCTCGTCGTATTACTCTCCTCGGCGATGCAAGCTAAACACCTCGTAGAATGGTGAGTTTCGAACCGCGTTTCGGCGCGGTTCGAATTTTTTAATTTAAACAGGCAAAGCAGGAGAATTGGAGAAAACAAATGCCAGTGTTATTTGACAAAGAAGGAAATTCAATTGAAGTTAACCCGAGCCAGATGGCTCAGATGTTAGAGCACGGTCTCACTAAGCTGCCACCTGGTAAAAAAGAAGAGTCGCCAGCAAAAATAAAAACGGCGAAAAAAGACACTCCAGCACCCGAAAAAAAGAATCGAAAAAGTTAGGGAGTTCTATAGTTAAAACCTTAACAAAGTCTAAAATTTTGCGGAGAGGGTATCGTGCCTAAAAGTAATTATCTTGAAAACGAATTAATTAATCATGTGTTTCGTACTGCAACTTTTTCAAAGCCTTCGGCTCTTTATGTTGCGCTCTATACAGTTACTCCAAGTGATGCAGGAGGAGGAACCGAATGTTCTGGTGGAGGATATGCAAGAGTTAGTGTTCCTCCGTTAAATGCGAATTGGGATGCAACTTCTGGTTCGAATGGAAAAACTGCAAACACTGCGGCGGTTACTTTTCCAACTCCTTCCGGAAGCTGGGGAAGCATTGTAGCTTTCGCTATTCTTGACGCTTCAAGCAGCGGAAACTTTTTATATTGGGGACCGCTTACTAATCCAAAAAGTGTTAACAATGGCGATCCGGCTCCGAAATTTAACATTGGTCAATTGACAGTAACAGAAGGATAGGGGCTTCTACTATGGCAAGCTATAAAGATATTGATGCAAAATGTACTGATGAAGAAATGCTTTCTAAAATTAGAACCGCTCTAAAAGTTAATGCTGAAGACATCGCAACGAAAACCGTTAGGTTTGCGGATGAAAAGGATAATGAGAAATATCCTACTGTCGCAGAAAAAACTTGGGCAAGAGCTGTTTTGTATAATGCGAATAATGAAGCCATAAAAGCTTTTAATTTTATTCTTGCTCGCAATAAAGATTTAGAAGATCTATCTGTTTTAAATTCTTATACAAATGATGAGATTCAAGCGGAAGTTAATCGCGTTACTCGTTATCTTGTTTTGGCTCAAGCAGGACAATAGATTGACTGCTCCATTAGGAATAGAAACACCTCTTGCAGTTACCCTTCCGGCTACTCTGCAAACGGGTTCTATTGCTGAAATAATGTATATAGATTGCAGCATGAGATATGAAGTTGAAGAATATATTTCTGCTCACTCTTTGACTACTCTTAAAAGTCTAATGGAGTGTTGCGAAAATTACTACAATAGAAGCGTCTTCTTTGGTTTTGGTGCGCTATTAATTTATCCAGCTTTTGATAATTTATTTGATAAAGAAACGCGATCTTTTTATTTAGATTTATGCAAAGAAGATCACATGGGAATTTCTTTAATGCGCTATGTTTTTCCTTACGGATTGCCTTATGAATTTTATGAAGGAAATGAAGACGAAGGCATGAAAGAAGTTTTTAAAAATAGTGAAGAAGTTTCTGATGATCTAATCAGAGAGTTTGTTCTGTAATGGCCGTTACTTTAACTACTGCTAAATTGTTTCCTAGTGATAATAATTTAAAAGCTACTAATGACACTAGAGTTTCAAATCCTGAAAATGTTTATTCTGTAAATAATGTTTATGCAACATCAACAACAGACCTAACAAAAAATCAAAACTCTGACAAATACAATTACAGAGATTTTTCTTCTGCATCTGTAAATACAGATTGCACCGTTGTTTCGCTAGATATTTTTGTAATGATGCGTTCAACAACTGTTGCAGGAAGAGATGGAGTTATTCTCCAGCCTAAAATTGGTGGAGGAGTTGGAACAGGTTCATCAGGAACAGTTGTAACAACAACAACAAATTCTAATGTCTGGTTGGAAGCACTTCCTAGTGGGGATGGATATTGGGGATTCACTCCTGCAAATCTTACCGTTTCTAATTTGCAGAGTAGTAATTTTGTAATTTTTAATACTCTTATAAATTCTGCTTATCTTGGGGATACCAATGTTCTAGTTGATGCAATTTCTTATAGCTATCAATACGAAATGCACTTAGCGTCTAATGTCACTGGAGCAGTTGCAACCTCAGCAAATTTTTCAACAGATATAGTTTTTAATGGGGACCTGTTAGGAGTCTCTTCTACTTCATCAGTGTTTGAAACTTCCATAACTTTTAAGGTTGATGTTGTTGGGACTACTGCAATTCAAGCAGGATTTTCAACTGAAATTTTAATGTCTGGAGCAGAAGTTTCTAACGCTTTAACAACCGCAGACCTATTAACTTCAATAGATTTTGTTACGAGCGTTTCTGGGACATCTTTAACTTCTGCAAATTTTTTCACTGAAGTTTTGTTAGATGTTTCAGTTTCTGCTTTTGCTCAAGCTGTAGGAAATCTACAGGTTGGATTTATAATAGAAGCTCCTCCTTCAATTGTTTTTTTAGAAGATAAATATTCTATAGCGATTGTTGAAGATAAATATTCTATAGAAATTTCTGAAGATAAATACGCTTGCACTTCTGTTTCAAGTGATAAATATCAAATAGCGCAGGAGATCTAATGATCCTACCAATTGAAGCGAATATAACCAGAAAAAGAGGAGACACAAAACCTTTCCGTTTTACTATAAAAACAGAGTCCGGAGTGGATCAAAACCTTTCTGGATTCAGTATGCGTATGCTTGTTGGAACAGAAAAAAATCCTCCAAGTGAAGCGACAAAATTATTTGAAATGGTTGGAACAACTCCAGCAGCAGGAAAGATAGAATTTAGACCAACAACATCTAACGCGGATTATGTTGGAACTACTTACTATGATGCACAGGTCGTTGATGCTTCCGGAGATATTTATACGATCTCTGAAGGCACAATTAAATTCAGTCAAGACAAAGTTAAAGCGGTGAACTAAAATGAGTATTGTAGAAGCTACCTATGCCAGTGTTACTGAGTCTAATGTAATACTCGGGGAAACTCTTCCTTGGGATAATGCAGAAACAGCAGAAAAACAAACCGCACTAGAATGGGCGGTTGTTTATATGAACACCACATATCAAATTCCCATTTCCGCTATTAATGCTCCCGTTCAAGCGTTAAAAAATGCGAATGCGATGTTAGCCAATGCACAACTCCCGGAAAGCGCTACAGACACGGGCTCGATATTTACTGCGGTAAAAGATGCAGCTCCCGCTAAGGGACTAATAGGTGAAACAATTAAGGCAGATGTTGTATCCAGTTCCAAACTCTATGACCCTTATGTTTCTAAACAGTGGACTGATCCATATCCTGCTGTCTCGGCTATGTTAGCGAATGCGGGATTTATTCTTACTAAGCGAAGCGGTCTAGCTACCGTTCCTATGATCCGGAGATAACTTTTGGGACTAACCGCAGACATTCAGGTCGCTCTTTCAGCTGCAATGAAAGGAGCTCTAGCGGACGTTGTTTCTACATTCACTTTGACTCGTTCTATACAGGGAGCTTATAATTCTTCTACGGACGCCTATGAAACGACGGATACGGTTTACCCGGGGGAAGGAGTTTTTGGCGCTTTTGGTTCTGCAGAACTTGCTCGTTTAAATATTAAACCCGGGGATGAAAAATTAGTTGTAAATGCGGTAGACCTAGCCGTATCCCCGGAGGTTGATGAATCGATTGTTTTGTCCGACGGTTCTTCAAGGGATATTGTTGCTAGAGAGATTGTACCTGGTGGGGCAAGTGCTGCTATCATATACCTTTTGCAGGTGAGAAATCGTGCCGGCCAATAAGCCTTTCAATCGCACTTTTATTACGAATGTCGGGAAGGAAGTGACTAGGCAGACTATTAAGCGTTTGGACCTGACCGCCTTAGCCATCCATACAGGCCTTGTACAGTCCACGCCGGTTGACATAGGTCAAGCTAGAGCAGGATGGAACTTTGGCCTTAACCACATGATACAGAGCGTTCCAGGAGAGGTTTCAAGACCCTCGGGTTCTAGCGGAGCATTAATACCTCCTCCGCCCACGCCTTCACTGGGAGCTAACACTATCGGAGACCGATACCACATTTCAAATTTTGTAGCCCATATTGTTTTTCTAAACGAAGGATCGAGTTCTCAGAAAAAAGAACCCAAATGGGTGGAGCGAGTTATCCGTAAGGCTGTTAAAGCTGCCGAGCGGGTCACATGAGTGCTGAGTCCCTACGGAAAGCCGTAGTTGATCGGTTTGACTCTTTGTGGTCTGGCTCCTATGTTGATCGCGGGTCGAATCATAAATTTGATCCGCCCGTTGATGCGACCTGGGTCCGGATACAGACACAACCGTTTGGCACGGACAACATCGACGTGGGCGGTTCACTACAACGAACGGAGGGCGAAATTGTTGTGCAGTGTTTCGCTCCCACAAACACAGGAGAAAGGGGTTTACTTCTTATGGCAGACGAAGTTAAGTCAATTTTTCAAAACCAGACTTTTGTAGGTGTTCAGTGTTATGCTACAAGCACCATCAAAGTGGGAGAGAGCGGAGGTTGGTACCAGGTGAATGCTAATACCGTTTTTCAGTACGATGTCTATTCTTAACCCTGAGGGGAGAACAACCTATGACCATTGGAACAAGTAATTCAACAACCCTTTCCTTTATTAAGGAATCAACAGCAGGAACAACTCCTTCATCTCCAGCTATGCAGCTTTTGCGTTTTACTGGAGAAAGTTTGGAGTCAACAAACACAACAACAAGTTCTGAAGAAATTAGAACAGACAGAGCAACTTCTGATCTTGTTTTAACGGATCAATCTAACGCTGGAGAAATAAACGTAGAGCTTACAGCAACAAGCTTTGACGCTTTAATGGAAGGCGCATTGTTCACTGATGCAACTTGGACAAACACTTCTATCACTGCAACAACAATTGCAATTACTGCAACAGGATTTACTGATTCAGGAAACGGTTTTATTTCTGGAGGCTTGCAAGTTGGACAAACTTTTTCTTTGTCCGGAGCAGCAAACGGTTACAATAATATTCTTAAATATAGAGTTGTAACTTTAGCTGCTGGAGTTATTACAACCTATCCTGTTCCTGTTGCTACAGAGTCAGCAGGAAGTTCATTTGTCATAAAAGGGTCAACAATAAAAAGCGGAAAAACTGATCACTCTTACACTATTCAAAAATCACATACTGGTTTGGCTACAACTGTTTATCAAAACTTTAGAGGAGCAAGAGTTTCTACAATGTCTCAAGAATTGGCTGTTGGCTCTTTAGCTACTATGGCTTTTGGATTTACTGCATTGAATTCAACAACAACAGAAACTCAAATTTCTGGTCTTTCAAATACAGCAGTAACTACAACTCCCGTAATGGCATCAGTTGGAAATGTAAATCAAATAACAGCAGTTGGAGCAGGTATCACAACAGCAATTAGATTCACAACTTTGTCTTTTTCTTATGATAACGCTTTGCGTGAATTGAAAGCTATTGGAAGTCTGGGGTCTGTTGATGTTAGAGCAGGAACCATAATGGCTACTGCAACAATAAATCCATATTTTGAAGATATTCAATTGTTGACTGCATTCAATGCAAACACTTCTTTTCATCTGTCTTGGATTGTTAGT